AAACCATACGTATGTCAATAATTTATACTTACCAAAAGTCTAAAAAGAAAAGCAAGACCAAAAAGGAAATTGCTGAATATCAGGCATGGCTTGATAGCGTCAACAATATGTCCACTGGCTTTTCTAAACTAAAACCTAAAGTGATAAATTCTGGTGTTCCGAAACTGACCACACCGGTTGGTCGTGAAACGCCAAAATATCCTAGTTTTGAAACGTTTGGTGGTTCTGCTACAAAACCAATTCAAGGTAAAATTTATACTGGTACTGCTATGAAGGGTATTGGCACTTTGCACAAAAGCAATGCGGTTCCTATATTTTCGGATGAGGAAGCTCGTGACCAGGCATTGATGCGGAGATGAATACTAAAGTATTACTGTTGCTTTCACGCAACACCCGCCAAAAAGTGCTTGACTATCCTGCCAGTTTGTGTATAATGGTACCTATTGAGTTGATAAAGGACTGAAATGAATTTGCTATCTACAGGTAACCCCAAAATTTTAAAAGGTTTGGCACAAGGTTACAATACCTACATTTTACACCTGGCTCCTGCTGACTTGTCAGGTTATGAAACCTGCGCTAAACGTACCATTGGTTGCACAGCTGCTTGCTTGAACCTCGCTGGTCGTGGCGGTATGTTCAAGCGTGGCGAATTTACCAACGTCATTCAAAAAGCTCGTATTCGCAAAACCAAAATGTTTTTCGAAGACCGTATTACATTTATGAATTTGTTGGTTAAAGATATTGAATTGGGCATTAAACAAAGCAAACGCCTTGGCTTAACTCCTGTTTTCCGTTTGAATGGTACCTCTGACCTTGCTTTTGAAAAGTATGAGGTTAACCGCAATGGACAAACCTATTCAAACATTTTCTACGCTTTTCCTGAAGTGACATTTTATGATTACACCAAAATTCTTGGTCGTAAAATTAAAATGGTTCCCAATTATTCGTTGACATTTTCTGCCGCTGATGGTAATGATGCTGACGTTTATGCTGCCATTCAACAAGGTTACAATGTTGCTACGGTGTTCGGTTTGAAAAAGACTGAACCAATGCCTGATAGCTACATGGGTCGTCCTGTTTTTAATGGCGATGAATCAGACCTGCGGTTTCTGGATCCCAAAGGTGTTGTGGTCGGTTTGTATGCAAAAGGCAAAGCCAAAAAAGATACAACCGGTTTTGTAAAGTATCCAGTTCTAATGATGAAAGCTGCGTAATGATAAAAGAATTTTTCTTCTACCTCGATGCATGGAAATTTTGTAGAGATAATGACCTTCCCGTATCTCAAATTGTCCGTAAAAATTGGAAAGTTTGGGAAGTTGATTTTGAAATGAATGAAATGGAGTCTTAAATGAAAAGATTGTTAGTTATCCCTTTAGTGTTATCTTTGGTTGCTTGCTCGTCAACACCAACCTATAAATTGTCCAATTATAAAGGCCCTGAAGCCATGGACCGAAACGAAGCAGTACAAGCTGCTAAACAATGTGTCTTTGCTAAGATGCGTCCAAATGTGGAATATATTTCCGTAAAAACCGATGCTGGTCCCAAAGTGATGGTGCCTGTGAATGTGCATTGCGAACCATTTTGATTGTAAATGCCTAATCAGAATACATTGGAACTAATTGTATTTGTTGGCATTTGTATTGTCATTCTTGGTTTTTTCTGGAAAATTATTGTTATTGGTATTACAATTCTTTTTTGTATTGTAGTTCTTGCTAACCATACACCACCTACTGAAACCAAAATAGTTGTACCTCCTGTGGTTGTGCAACAAGAGGTTGTAATAGAACCGCAAAAAGTGAACGACCCTCGCCGTGAGGAATACGTTCAAGGATGTGTAAGTTATGGATTCACCAAGAAATCTTGCGAAGATTATTGGGATGGAAAAATTGATAGTTTAATGGAGATTTAAAATGGGAACACGTAGTTTAACTTTTGTTTATGAAGAAAACAAACCAATTATCAACATGTATCGCCAATTCGATGGCTATCCAGAAGGTCACGGCCAAGAACTGGCTGATTTTCTGTTGTCTGGTAAATTGGTAAATGGTTTTTCTGAAACTCAAACCGTGCAGTTTAATGGCATGGGTTGCTTGGCAGCTCAGATGATTGCCAACTTTAAGAAATCTGTAGGAGGTTTCTACATTTATCCTATTGAATCTAATTCATGTTGGCAAGATTATGAATACCACGTTTATGAAGAAACTGTGGTTATAAAGAATCCCGACCAAGTTATCTTTAATGGTACTTGGGAAGAATTCAAAGCTTTCTGTTGCGAAATGGCGACAGACTAAGGCAACAATGGCGATGCCTCTTGACAAACTCGCCTATTTGTGTTACACTTGAAGTTCTTAAATTATATTGGAGTTATATTATGGCCCGTGGAAAATCTACTAAACTAAAGCCCTTTCAGAAATTGTTGACCGTTATGATTAGCGGCAACCCAACAACAGTCGAAGAAATCGATGCCTTACTTGGCAAAGAAATCCAAATGTATCGCTTGTCGACCTACATTTGGCACATTAAGACCAATGCCGATGGCGTTGTTCGTGCAATCAAAGATGGTCGCAAAGTGACCGCTTATCAAATCGTTAACGTTCCTGACGTTAAAAAATACATGAGTCGTGTTGGTATTACCAACAGTGGATTCGTAGCAGGTCAACCTGCACCAGCGCCTGTAACTAAGGCTAAGAAAACTAAGGTTGAGAAACTGGCTGACTTGTCTGCCACACCAATCGAAACACCAGTTATTGTTGAATCAGTAGCTGAGTTACAAGTGACAGAAATCACCGTAACGGAATGAAAGATGTGCAAAAAGAAATCCTTCTGATTGCTCAAGAGGAATGTGCAGAGGTCACCCAAGCTATTTCTAAAGTGTTCCGTTTTGGTATTGAGGCCAAATATAATGGCAAAACCAATCGTGAGCGCTTAACGGAAGAAGTTGGTGACCTTCTTTGCATGATTGATTTGATGGTTGAAAGAAAAATCATTGATGATACAAATGTACATGAAGCTATGCTAGCTAAAAAAGCAAAATTACAAACTTGGTCAAATATCTTTGGAGAAAATAAATGAGTTATATAATTACACTTGAGAACGATCCAGAAACTGGCGATTTGATTTTGCCATTGCCAGATGAATTGTTGAGAGAAGCTGGTTGGCAAACTGGCGACACTTTAGACTGGAAAGATAATGGTGATGGAACATTCACTATGACTAAAAAAGAAGAAACTGAATGGGTACTTGTTGAAGCTATCTCTCAGTTCCGTGAACGCTATATGGTCGAAGTGCCAAAAGGCAAAGCAGAATGGGCTCTTGATACTGTAACCCTGAATGAAGCACAAGAATTTAGCCAAGAACATCTTGGTGAAGTGATTGTCTCTCACCGTGTTGTATCATTTGATGAAGCCTTGGAAATGTGTGATAAAGATAATCACTATTGTAAAGATTGGGACAATGAGCACAAGATAAGCGCCTTCTTTACAAAGGAAGGCGTAAAGTATGACGTATGAATATTTTTTACCTAGATCCTGATCCCAAAGTTTGTGCAGAGATGCACAACAACAAGCATACTGTAAAAATGATTATTGAGTATGCACAGCTTATGTCCACAGCTCATCGTCTGCTTGATGGCGAAGAATATATTGATATGACGGCTAATGGTCGCCGTATTAAACGCTGGCGCCTGCAAGATGAACGTGAACAACAATTAATGAAGGCTTCACATATCAATCATCCATCGGCTATTTGGTGTCGTGACAATAAAAGCAATTATCTTTGGTTGTATGTAATGTGGACTCATTTGTTAGATGAATACACTTATCGCTATGATAAAATTCATGCTTGCTCTAGGTTAAAAACATTGCTAAGTTTTGCACCAAACAATATTACCACCGGTGATTTTTTTGCTCCTACGCCGGCGATGCCTGATGATGTAAAAGTTCCAGGAAATTCTTTGGCTTCTTATCGCAGTTACTATATAAACAACAAGGCGCATTTAGCGTCATGGAAAAAGCGTAATCAACCGGAGTGGTATAGTGCCCTTGTATAGTTTTTTAGACACCGAAACAGGTGAAGAATTTGAATCATTTATGAGCATTTCTGCTCGTGAAGAATATCTACAAACCAATCCAACAATTCATTCAGTTGTAACATCGGCTGCAATTGTTAGTGGAGTTTCCGTTACTGGTAAAGTGCCTGATGGATTCAAAGAAGTGCTTTCTAAAATTTCAGAGAATCACAAATCAAGTGAAGTTGCTAGTCGTCATGGCCAGCGTTCATCAAAAGAAATTAAGACCAAACAATTGGTTGATAAACACATAGGAAGATAAGTTTGGCATTTAATCATGTAAAATTGAAAGAGTTGGATTTCGATTTAAAAGCAATTACAACTGATAGTGGTCGTCAATATCTAACACCTGATGGCCATTCTTTCCCATCCGTAACCACAGTATTGTCGGATTATAATAAGAAGGCTTTATTTGAATGGCGTGAAAGAGTTGGTGCTGAAGAAGCAAATAGAATTGCAGCCAAAGCCTCAAGTCGTGGAACAAAGTTACATACAATATGTGAAAACTATTTGATGAATGAATTGACTCCTATAAAAATGACATCCATGATGCCAGATACCAAAGAGTTGTTTCTGTCTTTGAAACCACATATTGATACGAACATTGGTAACGTATATTCAATTGAACAAGCATTGTATTCAACTCGCCTCAGATTGGCAGGCCGTGTTGATTGTATTGCAGAATGGAATGGCCAACTATCGGTGATTGACTTTAAAACTTCTACTAGAGAAAAGTCAGAAGAAGGTATTTTAAATTACTTCATGCAATGTACAGCTTATGCAACCATGTTTGAAGAAATTACACATAAACCAATCAATCAATTGGTGGTTGCTATTGCAGTTGCTGATGGCAGTAATCAAATTTTTGTTAAAGAGAAAAGTCAACATTACATTGATTCTTTAGATAGTTACATTGCTAAGTATTGGAAGAAAAAGTATAAACAACAAGGTGGATAAAATGCCAATTACACGTAAACAAGGTTTTATAGAAAAAGGTTGGGGACACGAACTTATTTGGGCCACGAATGATAAATATGCTGGTAAGTTGCTGAAGTTCAACAAAGATGCCAGATTCAGCATGCACTTCCATTCCGTTAAAGATGAAACATGGTATGTTTTGTCTGGTAAATTCGAAGTGAAATATATTCTAACCAAAGACGCTTCAATCAAGTCTCAAATTCTGGAACCAGGTTCTGTTTGGCGAAACGAACCTCTTGAACCTCATCAAATCATCTGCCTAGAGGAAGGCACAATCATAGAAGTTAGCACACCAGATTCCGTTGAGGATAACTATCGTGTGTTTCCTGGAGATTCTCAAAAATGAAAGTTTACATAAGCAAGTATAGATATCACTGGATATCACCATATCATATCTTAGAAAAGGTTTGTTTTTGGGAAAAAGACAACGATGTGTTTTACAACCATGAAGAAAAGCCTGGTAACAAGTATGACAAATGGGTGAATCGTTTAAACCCTATCTGTAAAGCTTTACATAAGTTTTTAGATTTTGTTCATCCTAAAATTGACTATGTGAAGGTTGATAGATGGGACACTTGGTCAATGGATCACACCCTTGGTATGATTGCTTTGCCAATGTTGAAACAATTGCAAACAAGCAAACACGGTGCACCAAATGTCGATGATGAAGATGTGCCAGATGAATTGAAATCCACTTCAGCTCCACCAAAAGAGAATGAATGGGATACAGATGAGAACTGGCATAAGCGCTGGGATTGGGTAATGAATGAAATGATTTTTGCATTCGAACATCACCTTGACACTAAGTGGGAAGAAGCATATTCTAAAGGCAAATGGAGTACAAGAAGTGAAGCCTGTAAGTGGGATGAAAATAACAAACCAAAGATGTTTAAAATGGTTTACAATGATGACCACACACATGAAACTGATTATGAAGCTCTAAAGATTGTACATGAAAGAATTGCAAATGGTTTTAAGCTGTTTGGTAAGTATTATCGAAACCTTTGGGATTAAAAAAGAAAGGATAGGATGAAAAGTAAACCAATACTTTTTAGTCTTATATTTGCAACTCTAATTATAACGTTATCGTTTGTAAATATAAACACATACAATTTGCCAATCAAAGCACCATTTAGCTCATTGGCACCAGATGTAAAAAAACAAATCACATGTCTAGCCGAAAATATCTATTTTGAAGCAGCACATGAACCTATTGAAGGCCAAACAGCAGTAGCTTTTGTTACATTCAATAGGTTACAAACAGGCAACTATGCAAATTCAATATGTGAGGTCGTACAACAAAAAACTGGCAATGTTTGTCAATTTTCGTGGTACTGTGATAAGACTATTACCTCAAAGCGCTTGACAATCAAGCATACTCCGTTGTATAATGATATATTGGAGATGACCACAAATCTCTATTTAAATTTTGAAAGAACAAAAGATGTGACAAACGGAGCAACTTATTATCATGCTGATTATGTAAACCCTGAGTGGTCTAAACTTAAAAAGGAGAAACAAATTGGCAGGCATATTTTCTACAAAAGCAAAGGTGACAAAATTGACAGAAACAAAGGAATTATCTATGAATAAAGATTTGATTACAATATGTGTATCAATAATTATTGTTGTTTGTACCGCAATCATTGGTGCATTCATCTATAATATCAATGACAGAAACAACATGGCGAAAAACATTGAAGCAGCGATTGCTAAAGGTGTTGATCCGCTATCTGTAAAGTGTGCATATGAAACGCACACAAACCCAACCTGCATTACATATGCAATGAAAAAGTAAACTAGGAGTATATTATGGCTATCCAGCAAGTGAGTGTCAATCAATTATCTAACCCAGCCGACCGAGATAAACTATTAAAAGTTATCCGTGAATGTTCTGATGCGATGGTTCGAGCGTCAGCGGAGAAAGACTTTATCAAAGAAGCAACCGCTGATATCAGCAAACAATTACAGTTACCTAAGAAAATCGTTCAACGAATGGTTAAGGTTTACTGGAAACAAAATTACGATGAAGAAGTGGCAGTCCACGACCAATTTGAAACTTTATATGAAACGGTGGTGAAATAATGCCTAAATTTATCTTAACATGTGAGCACGATTATCCTACTGGCTCAAGAAACACATTAGAGTTTGAAGCTGACTTTTTACCAACTGTACTCGAACACTTTAGACAATTCTTAAAAGGTTGTACATTTGAGTTTGATGGTGAGTTGGAAATTGTTGATGTTGACTATAGCCAAAAACCATCAGAAGATGAGTGTGAAGAAGATTATTCTGATTCAGGTTCACAAGTATTCAATACCATGGCTGGTAATTTAATTCAACCAAAACAAGATGTGACAACTGAAGACTTTTGGGGTGAAACTCCATCTATCGGTGCATTCAACACAAGCAGTTCTAAATGCCCTGTGTGTGGTTTGCCAGAATCAATTATGAAGCGTAGCGTGTGCTTTGATAAAAACTGTGGACTTAAAAAATAATGCCAACAAGAGATGAAATGGTTAAATTCGCCAAAGCAATTGATGTTATTGTTGCTAGAACGGATTACAATTACATTGAAGCCATTCTGGAACATTGTAAAGAAACCGGTCTTGAACTTGAGATTGCAGCTACTCTAGTAAACGCTAATCTGAAATCTAAGATTGAGAATGATGCAATGGATAATAATATGTTGAAAGAAAAGGGTGCTAGACTTCCTATATGACTGGTTATGAAACCTTTGGTTTATATCAAGCACTTAAATTACACTTTACGCAAGAATCATATGACTTCTTTAAGTACAATGGTAAAACTAATGTAAGTGTGACCACATTCGACAATAGAAAAGACAAGTATCATTTCCATAAACTTTCTCGTAGATTATCTCAAAAAGAAGATATGATTGATTTCATTGTTGCTAATCTTATTGAAGATGGAAATACTTGGGTCGGCTCTCTTTTGACAGAAGATGCTGAAGTGAATTATCGCAAGCACCAGAAGGTTATACAATCGATTTCCTATATTTTTGAAAATGAATGTAGGAATGTCTTTAGTGGACTTGATAATCCAAACGAAGTATTGAAGACAGAAGGTGACTATCCAATTCTACTTAAAAGTGGTCTAAGGAAAGAGATAAGCATTGAAACTGTTTGCCTATTAAATAATGTTCTCGGTTTTGTACCGATGTGGTCTCGAAAGATTGCTGACACAATACATTGGCCTAATTACAGGATGAAATTGCTCAAGTATGCCGCATTTCTTCCTAAGGATGATGTAAAATATAAGTTATTATTAAAGAAAGTATTAGATACATGAAGGTAACTAAAATTTATTTGGACATGGATGGTGTTCTTTGCCATTTCCAAAAACGTTTCAATGAATTGTTTGGTGTACAATCATCCGAAGTTCGTAATCGTAAAAACTTTACTGAACATTGGCCATTGTTTGTTGCACAAGAACAATTTGAAACACTTGAGTGGTTCCCAGGCGCTCATGAGCTTTTGGAATTTGTAAACGCTTCTGGAATTGAGATTGAGATTCTTTCTTCCTCAGGCGGTGAAAGATTCCATATCGAAGTTCAGAAACAAAAGAACCTGTGGTTGAAAAGTAAAGGTATTGATTATCCTGTCAATATCGTTCCGGGTCGTAAGTTTAAATCAGACTATGCAACACCGACCACAATTTTAATTGACGATACTGAGGATATTATTGTCAATTTCAACGCTGCTGGAGGTATTGGTATTCTTCACAAAGATATCAATGAAACTTTAGACAGACTCAGGATTCTACTTAAATGATATACTAAATAATGGTACATTATGATATTGTGGATAAAACTTATACTACGTAATACAATTTATACAAGGAAAAATATATGACTTCATTTGCTAACCTCAAGCGTAACCGCAACTCATTTGAGAAGCTCTCAAAAGCGGTAGAAGCAACCTCAACAGGTTCAGACGCAAACTCCAAAGATGACAATCGTTTCTGGCAACCAGAAGTAGATAAGGCAGGTAACGGCATGGCTGTTATTCGCTTCTTGCCTGCACCTGCTGTTGATGGTGATGATGCACTTCCATGGGTTCGCACATTCAGCCACGGATTTCAAGGTCCAGGCGGATGGTTTATTGATAACTGCTTGACAACTCTTAATGAGAAGTGTCCAGTTTGTGAACACAATAACACATTGTGGAATTCAGGAATTGAAGCTAACAAAGATATCGCTCGTAAACAAAAGCGTAAACTATCTTATGTTGCTAACATTTTGGTTGTGTCAGACCCTAGCAATCCTTCTAACGAAGGCCAAATCAAACTGTTTAAGTTTGGTAAGAAAATCTTTGACAAGATTACAGAAGCAATGAATCCAGATTTTGCTGATGAAACACCAGTTAACCCATTTGATATGTGGGAAGGTGCTAACTTCAAGTTGAAGATTCGTAATGTCGAAGGCTATCGCAATTATGACAAATCAGAATTTGCTGATGTGTCTGCTTTGTTTGATGGTAACGATGAGAAACTTGAAGAACTGTGGAAGAAAGAATTCTCTTTGAAGGATTTCACAGAACGTAAAAACTTCAAACCTTATGACCAATTGAAAGGTCGTTTGGATAAGGTTCTTGGTTTTAGTGGTGCACCTATCGCTAAGACAAAGGCTGAAGATACAGTTGCAACATTTAAAGATGATGTTTCTGTATTGGATAAACCAATTCAATCTGACGATGATGACCTGGATTATTTCAAGTCACTCGCTGAATCAGATTAAACAAATCCCATGCAAGTGTGCAACCCCGCTTCGGCGGGGTTTTTTTATGTGACTCTGCCAAACAAGGTAGTAAACACATCATCGAATGCTGATGGTATGTTTGGAGTACCTTGAGTTCCTTGGCCACCGCCACCAGTTTTACTGTTGTTGTTGGTGGTATTATTGTTTATGATAGTTGTTCCCGCTTGACCAGCACTTGCAACTTCCATTGAAGCTGTTGTTAATGTGCTACCTGTTGATGGTCCAGTTGAACCAACCATACCAGCCGACCCAGTAGGCGTGGCAGATGAAGCTACAGATGCACCACCTAGGCCTGAATATTCTGCACCTCCAATTTTTCCAGTATTATAAGCTGTAGCCATGAGGGCAGCACTTTTACCAACAGATGCGCCAGCAAAAGCAAAATCAGTTGTATCTTTATTTTCTTTAAAGAATTTACTGGCACCGCCGACACCGCCATGATGAGCTGCATATAATTTTGCTGCAATGGACGACCCAGAATCTTCACCAGTAAGCACACCTCTTTTTTGTAAACCTTTTAAGTTCATATCGGTATAAGCGTTCATTAAATTTTCTTGTATGTCCGATGCTTTCTTAAAAGCATCAGCTGAATCTATGCCATTTTTTCCAGTCCAATTTGAAGGACTATAAACAGCATTTCTATCCGCACTTGTTCCTGGTTTTAAATATCCAAAAGTCTCTAAAGCTTGAGAGCCAAATTGATACTTACCAAGAAAACCAACTTTGTTATCAGCATCATATTTTCCACCACCTTCTCGTATACCAACCAATTCTTTATATTTGGTATAATCAAATTTTTCAATAGTAGGTGTTTTTAATGTTTCTTTTGAAGCTCCAGGTATACTTGGTATTTTTGATGGCGCATTGGTGTTAGCTGATTGGCTATCAGCTTCTGGATTATATCGTGGCAAAGGTGGTGGTTCTGGTGCACCAATTTCAGCATCCATTCTGTCAGCAATTTTGTTCCGTTCTTGGCGGGCTTCTTCGACAACACGAGAATCTTTAATTTCAATAGCTCTTTTACCTAATGCTTCAGCCTCAGCAATTTTAGCTCGCAATTCATCTTTAGTCCTTATTTCACCTCTAGTATAATCAGATACCTCTTCATCGGTCCTATCATCTTTTAATAGAGATTTTAAACCCTCATCAATACGTATTGTTCTAGCTGCAACTTTTGATGATTGACTACCTCTATCATCACCTACTCTTTCATTCATTTTTTGCGTAGTATTTGCTTCAGAATTTTTCTTATCAATTAAGTCCATTAACCATTTTGCAGCCAACAGGCCACCAACAAGGCCTAAAAATACTGGACTTGTTAGTAAAGGTAATAATGTACGAAATACGGTACTTATACCTTTAATAACATCTAAGCCAAGGCCAAATACTTTTACTAAATTATCTGGAGAAAATAATGCTCCCAATGTTGCAGTAATTGCTGAAACAATTGTTCCACCAAGTGTTAAAAGTGGTGCAAAAAGTGTTGATAAGAATCCTAAGATTCCAGTGTTCTTTTCTGGTTCTTTTGATGTTACTGGTGTTGGTGCCACACCTTTTTGTTTGCCAAATTGTGTCTCATAAGCAGCTTCATTCTCACTCGATTTCTTAAAGTACATGTCTGCTTTATTGGTTGCTTCACCGCCTTGCAGTTTAACCAACTTGATGACATTCTGTCTCATCACATTCATATCTCTGGCCATATCTGGTAGAGACATTGAATTTTTTGCAGCCACCCTAGTATTGTTACCCACAATACGCATCTCACTTGATAGAATATCTATTTTAGATTCCATGTTTTGAGTTGAAATCTGTGGTGTTGGTGTAGATAGAGATGCAGGTGATGATTTTCCAGCAGTTGCAGAATATGTTTTGAAAAGAGAAGGTGCAATTGCAGCTGCTAAACCTTTTTGGTTGAACATCTGCCTTGGGTCAATTTTTTCAAGTGCTCTTTTACCCAAAGCCGACATTAAGCCGCCGCCTTTTTTCTTCTCTGATTTATAAATTTCTGCTAATCGTGACATTTATTTTGCCTTTTGTTGTTTCAATCTTTCTTTTTCTTCTTCTAAAAACTTCACTAACATATCAATATATACTTGTCGTTCCCAAGGTAACATATTATCCAATTCCGTCAAACTATATTTGTGGTGTTGCATTAACGCAAAATTAGTTTGATAGTAATTACCTAGGTTATCATAATTAAAATTTAGACGAAAAAATTTTGAATTCCCTCTACCTCGATTCTTTCCTCATATCCACACTTAGGACATTTAAAGTCCAAATCTTTTTTGATTTTTGGCATGGTTGAAAAGAAATTTTGAATCTTCTCTACATCATCTTGTTGCAAGTTCTCAATAAACTCCACAAGCTCTTCTTTTGGTGTATCTTTTGCATAATACATTTGGTTCTCATCGTAAATGTAATCAATACAATTCGCAATGATATCGATTGTCTTTTCTATATTGTTTTCAACTGATTCATCATTGAATGATGTTTCAAAACTAGGATACTTCATAACAAGTCCAAGTTTTGGTGAAATAACAATTTTAGTAGAATGTTCTTTATCAATTGTTGGTTCAATCTCCAACAATTTTAAATCAAACTTAACTAGACCACCACATGTTTTTTCTTCACCATCATCTTTTTTGACAATGTTGTTACAGTTGTATTTGAGGTTAACTACCTCACCCACAGACCTAGCACGAAGCTGCATGAATAAGTGTTCAAGGTCGAATGTTGGTAATGTTTCAACATCCACATCTGATAAAATACAATTATTCAAAACTTGTTTGATAACACCAACTGTTTCTTTAACATCAGTTGATTCTGAAGCCATCATAAAAAGTTTTTGTTCTTTAACTAAGAACGGTCTAAATTTAACCGTTTTTCCCGTTGAAATCAATTTAGTTTCATATACGGGCACATCAATTTTTGGTAAAGCCATATTATATCCTCACATTTAAAATATTAATCTACTAACTGGTGTAATCAGTCTTTCACTAATTGAGTTGCCAGCTTTGTCGAAGAATCTGGATGCTTTGTCTCCAAATAGTTGAGCTGCCGCAGCAGCAATATCATATTGACCAGAATATACCACACGGTATTTTTGGTACGCAAATTGAACCGTCAATCGGTGAAATCCTTCTTCAGACCATGACAATGGCTGAGCAGCAATGGAAATTGGATAAGCATCAATCATTTCCACCGCATAAATTTGTTTGATAAAATCATCATACTGAATAACCTTAATATTGGTCATGTAACCAGTACCAGTGTTACCGCCTTTTGGAAAACGCAAGTTGTTGGTATCAGATGGCATAATTGCATCTAACCAGCGGTCAAATAACTTGCGCTCATAGAATTCGTTTGTGCATACAAAATTTAATGCAAGCTGATTATATTGAGTTTGATATGGAACTTTAAATGTTGGTCCATAAATTTTAACATCAGTTGTTATTAATTCTCTACCTGGCAATTCAGCACTCTCACATTGTAAAGCTAGATATCTGGATATAGCTGCATTGCTAGTTTTAGATTGGCCGTCCGCAGATTCATTGCCTAAAATTTGATTAATAGCATCTGAAACATCTGTTACAATTGTTGTTGGTAGATTTAAAAGTTTTTCGAGTGCTGATGATTTAACGAAATCATTAACGTATTGTGGAATAGGAAGAATAACCTCGAAACGGTTGTTCTTTGCTAGACCATCTTTAGCTTTGATATTGGACAGAAATGATTGTGGTGTAAAAGCCATTAGAATTTTCCCTCTGAGTCGGCATAAACCTTACTTGTTGAAGCACCGACAAAACTTTCCATTGGTAATAATGCAGCTATATCCCACTCATCAGCTGTAATTTCCAAAAATCTGGAACCAACATGTGAATATAGATAACGTTTGATACATGGTTGCGCCTCAAATATCTTAGAAGCCGATGCCAATACGGCATAACTTAAACGTAATTTGGTGCTCTTATCAAAGTTTTTATTGGTCGCAAAACTACTCAATTTATCCAACAAAATCATCCGTTGCTTTGGGTGAATGTAATGTAAATTCAACCCTAAAAATCCGTCATTGTATTGTTCTATTGGTAGTACCAAAGGGAACCGGTCGTAGTATGGCAACGAAGCTTTCGTCTTGGGACTGTATGAATAGAAATACATTTTCCCAATTATGGTATTATCCTTTAGACGGGTTCTATCCTGTAGTAATGCTTGTCTTGTGGGATTCAATTCAGTTATTTTAGATTGAAGCCACGAGCGTGCTTGGTTTGTTCTTGGTGTCAAACCTTGTTTCATCAACGATTGATTTATTCTGTCTAATAGATATGCCATTGGTTATTTATATTAAAGTCCAAGTTCTTTTTCAGTCAATATTTGAAATTGCCATCCATGTTCCTTACAGAATAGGTCGGCTGCTCTCCACTTCTCTTGGTTAATGGCGTAAGTTGCCGCCTCTTGAATGAATCGTTTTGTCTGCCGTTTCTGTACTGGCATCTTGGTTTGAGCGTTTGGCTTGACCTCAATCATTACAGTTTTTATCAGGCCAGTTTTCACTTTGAGTTTTGCAACAAAATCAGGGTAATACTTGTGCATTCTGTTGTCCACTGGAGACTTGTAAGGAATTGATAATTCTTCGGAAGCCCACCAAATCACGTTTGGATTGTCATCAAAATATTTCATAACCCTGAGTTCCCACGAAGAACGATAAATGATGTTTGACGCATCTCCGTTATATTTCGCTGGGTTCTTTGGTTTGAATATTCCTTTGTATGTTTTATTTAAGGAAGTCATATAAATATATAGTAAATTCTATAGGACCACAAATGGCACTTTTCTCCTTAACGGACATAAATTTCAAACCGGACGCTACAAGAAATTTCAAATCATTGAATTCTTATAGTGTCGATAATAAAAGATATCCAATAGACCTTGGCGCAACAGATAAAGGACACTATATGATGTTTTTTATCAATGTCCAAAAACGAACACAATTTCAAGCTAATTATGATAACTCTGGTGCAAAGCCAGCGGTTCTAGAAAATGCAGAAAGAAATAAAAATAACACAATAGGAAGTGCCTTAGCAACTTTAGTTGAAGGTGCTCGTGAACTTGGTGATGAAATAACAAAAACTGGACCTGTAGCACGCCTGCTGGCAAATAATCGAGAAACTGTGGATGTGATTGATAAAGCTGTTGGTCAAGATTTCAGTGCTGGCATAAAAGAGCTGAAAGGTGGAAATCTCTTTCGTTCCATTAAAAGAACAAAAGATACAATTGCCTTGTATATGCCAGACACATTGAATTTTAATTATCAACAGAGTTATTCAGACGTTTCACTAACTGATGCTTTTGGTATACCGGGTGCTCTTGCTCAAGGTGCTGCGGCAGGTTTAGATGCTTACAATGATTATAAAGCAACAGGCAGAGTTAATCTTCAAAACATGTCTCCTTTTGCAGTTGCAGCTTTAACATCAAAATTTGGTGGTTCTCAAGGACCACTCTTTACTGCATTAACTTCGGCAACTGGTGGTGTGATTGCACAGAATCCACAATTAGAGTTAATTTATAGTAAGCCACAATTTAGACAATTTAGATTTTCTTTTATGTTCTATCCAAGGAGTCAAAGAGAGGCTAGAGAAGTTATTGACATTATTGAAATGTTTAAATATCACCAAGCACCAGAATTATTGAATGGTACTTATGGTAGATTTTTAGTTCCACCATCTGAATTTGATATTCAGTTTATGTATAATGGCCAAGAGAATGAAAACATTCCAAAAGTCTCAACATGCGTTCTGACAAATGTTGATATTAATTATGCACCAACAGGCACATTTGCTGCCTACGAAACGGCCGATTCCAATTCACCAACAAAAGGTGGAACAGGTATGCCAGTTGGTATTGGTTTAGACTTATCCTTTACTGAGACAGAAATTATTACCAAGAATTATTATAATCCAGCTTTAAGACGAAGCGCTTCAAGTGAAATTACTGGCGGCGGTGGCGGAGGAGCTCAGTAATGGCAAAATACTTTAAACATTTCCCAAAAGTTTATTATACTCCAAACTCCGAAATGGAATCTTTGGATGTTTTAACTAACATCACAACAAGATTTTCTTTTGAACAGGAGTTTAAGAAAAACAGTTCTGTTTATTATGAGTATAGTGTTGAAGATGGTGAAACACCTGAAATTGTTGCTGCTAAAATTTATGGTTCTTCCGAAAAACATTGGATTATTATGAACCTTAATGACATTGTTGATCCAATGTATGATTGGCCTCTTACACAAAGAAACGTTATTAAATACATTGAAGCTAAATATTCGGCCAATGCAGCTGCCGGTCAAACAGGTTACGAATGGGCGGTACAAACCACACATTCTTATTATCGAATTGAAACACAAACAGAACCAGTTTCTGGTATATCTACGATAATTAAAAAAGAAATCGATTCTGCAACGTATGCTAATGTTGCATCTTCAACAACAACTTATACATTACCTGATAGTAATACCATAACGATTGATATTGGCAAAGAGTTTAAAACATATTATGAATATGAAGTTGAAGCTAATGATGCTAAAAGGTCAATCAAAATTTTAAAACCTGAATTAGTTGATGTTGTTGAAAAAGAATTTAAACGTGTGATTGTTGATATCATTGTATGAACGAAAACCAGTTGCTACAACCTACAGATTTTGATATTCGGAGATTGGATCTGGTAACAAAATTTGGGTCAGTTGATTTACGTGGCATGTTTGAAGAAATCAACCTGTATGATAGTATGTTGGCGCCATGTGCAACCGGCAATATGTTGATTGTCGATGCCATTGGCCTATCACAAAAATTACTATTAGATGGAACAGAATATTTGTTGGTGGAAATTGACAAGGGTGATGGCCTTTTTCCAATAAAAAGAAAGTATCGTGTTCATAGCCAAACAGATAGAAAAACTATGAATCAAACCAGTGAGAGTTATATTTTAAAGTTTTCTTCGGAAGAATTAATTTTCTCTGAGCAACAAAGAGTCAGTCATTATTATGAAGGCACATATACGGAAATTATTTTGGCTATTTTTAGGGATTATTTAAAACCCGATAATGCAACATTAACTGGTGTTTATGACGCTTCAAATGGTTTGAATAAGGTAGTTATACCAAACTTAAAACCATTTGATGCTATTCAATGGTGTGTCAAAAGAGCTTTAAATAATAATTCTAAACCAAATTTCATGTTCTTTCAAAACAATGATGGTTACAATTTAAGCACATTAGATACAATTATGTCTAGTGAACCACTTTTAAATTTGACGTTCTCTGTTAAAAACTTGCCCGATGGAACATTAAATGAAGAAATGATTGGCGTTAGACACATGCAAGTAATGACACAATCGGACTTCATAAAAAATACTAGAGCTGGTGTATATTCTGGTAGTGTTGTTGGTTTTGATCCAGTAACTAGAACGTTGAAGAAGACAAGTTACACCTTCAATGATATATACGAAGGTTCGGCTCATGCTAATCGAAATAGAATTGTAGCAAAATCTCAAACCAAATATGGCAATAGTAACTATGATATGGATAACTCCAGAAAAATATTTTATTTGGATACAACTGAGCGACAAACTACTGCATACATTAATGAAAATGATCCAGAGCCTTTGCAGAATCAAGACACTCCTCAACAATACATTTTTCAACGAGAATCAATTCTGCAAAATTTTGTGAGTCAACGATTAAGACTGGTTATTCCTGGTAACTTTGCGGTAACATCTGGAAAAACATTGTATCTAAATGTACCACGTAGAGGTTTCGATTCAGATGATACAGATAATTTTGATGTTACGTTAAAGGGCAAATACGCTATTTTGGCTACAAGACATATGATACGACATAATAGGTTTGAAACCATTGTGGAAGCGGTAACAGATTCAACTGAAAGACCTGAATTTACTGCAAATCAGCAGGAGATGGATAAACAAATGGAATCGTTTAAGTAATGAAGACAGAATATAAACAACACCAAGGTATGTACCATGGTATCATTGAAGATATTGACGACCCGTTAAAACTGCATCGTTTGAGGGTTAGAGTTATTGAAATACACGATGATGATAAACAAAGAATTCCAACTACAACGTTGCCGTGGTTTCAGCCATTATTTGCAGTAAACAATTCTGATAAAGCTTCTGCACCTAAACTTGGTGATTGGGTTTTGGTGTATTTTCCTGATCCTGATTCTGCACAATTCGGTTATGTGATGGGTGTAATTCCTGGTATTGTATCTGAAGAAGAAGTGCCAGAACTTGTGGTAACAGCAAAAAGACCAGTTAAACCGGCCGGTGATCCAGCGGGAAATGTAGGTTATCCCTCAACTGCACCAACAGGTAGAAGTGTTGTCACGGGCACTGGTGTTGATAGAACAAACAACAAACTTATTCATGTTTGTGATATTACAATTGAAACAGACCGAGTTGTTGGTGCTGTAACAAGACAATTTAGTGAAGTTGTGGCCGCAATTAAAGCTGCAATAGCTGCTTTACTGAAGACTCTTGGAGCTACAGATAGGTCTGGCGAAGTTTTGAAACTTACTGAAATTGCTAAAAATATTGCAAGAGAAATAAAAAAAGTTACTGATTTTATTAAGGACATTAATCAAACAATTGCCGGTTATTTAAAAATTGTTGCAAAGATTAGAGCAATGATTGCGTACATCTTAAACTTGCCTGCAAAATTATTAGCTGAGTTCCAACAATGTTTGGCCAACTTATATAAATCATTACTTGCTGGTTTTACAACAGGTTTTGCTGATATTGGTTTAGTTTCTGATTTAAAAGAATTGGCCACTGCTGTTAATGAAGTTGGTACTGAAATTGCGGAAGTTGCTAAACAAGGTGCTATTTTGGCCAGTACGCCACAACAATTAGGTGCAGTTCTTGTGGCACCATCAAGTGCGGCCGACATTAAAGCATCCGAAACCGCATTTACAAATTACATGGCATCACCTACAGCATACAGTTCATTGGTGCCATCTACATCGTCTTTGACAGCATCAACAGAAGCAACAGCTATTTCTAATGCTAATATCACAGACCCAACTAATGCGAAACTGGCTTAAATAATATGGCAATTACTAATGAATATTCTCCACCAGATTATAGTTGGAGACAAAGAGAGTCTGAGGCTTCGGTAGAAAATCCTCCAAAATATCCTGACAATAACGTTACACAAACAAAATCGGGACACTTATTTGAATTAGATGATACGTTTGACCGTGAACGTATCCGCATTCACCACAGAACAGGTACATTCATTGAAATGCATTCTAATGGTGATGAGACACATAAAATCGAAGGCGATGGTTATGAAATCATTGCTGGTAACAAATACGTACACATTACTGGATTTTGTAACATCACTATTGAAGGTGATGCTATTGTCAATGTTAAGGGCAATAAAACAGAATTGATTGAAGGCAATTTGAATCAAGTTGTTAAAGGTGATTACACACAAGTTGTTAAAGGTGAATCTAGAATTTTAGCCGATGGTAATATGACTGTTGGATGTGGTTCTGACTTTCTTGGTTCTCTGAGGTTAGTTACTGGTGACCACATGAGACTTGAGGGTGACCTATCAGTTAATGGTGGTATCTCCGCAACAAACATTACTAGCGAAAACTGGGTTGCAGCTGGCGTTGGTGTAAATGCAGGACCATCCGGTTTTGTTTCTATACTTGGTGGTTTGGCTGTAGGTTTTCCAATTGCTATTCCAGGTTCTGTGACTGCTGCTGTGCAAGTTAAAGCACCACTTGGTTCATTTGGCACAATGTCAGCCGTATTGATGACTGATATGATTAATACAAAAATATTTGACACACATATTCATATGGCTAAAGGTCCAACTTCTCCACCAATTTCTGGTCCAATGATTTAAGGAATATATTATGGCTTCTTTGTTTTCCCGATTAAATTATAACTACGTAGATACCAATTCAGTTATTAGTGAATTATCTACTGAAGTAAGAACGACACTAGATTCTATGCCGAAGATGTTGACTTCTTGGCAAGCTGCTGATTTAGCTAATAATGATACTGGTGGTTACTTTATTAATCCTTGTGCTAATGTGACAAGTAATATTTGGAGTGTATCTAATAATTTGGTGAATGTTGCAAACTCACTACAAGGCTCAGGTAATTTGACTGGTCTGTGGACTCATATTCGTAGCACCTTTGCTTACATCAGTAATAGCGCAACCGGTAACACACAAGCTGGTGACTTTCTCGCTCACACGAACAGAATTTCAGGTGTGACTTCTATAACAGTATCATCTGACCAAGGTGTTGCAAATTTACCACATTATGAGACTGCCGTTCAGACAGGCAAAGCAGTAGTCTCATTAATTTACCAAACAGAAGGTGTATCCAACAATGCGCCAATTATGGGCAACTTTACGAGTTTGTTTGTGGCTAATGATTTGATATCAATCTACAATACTGTGGTCACATATGCAAATACAATTAACAGTAGTATTTCGATTTCAGGCTCTGGTAGCGAAATGGATCCATTCATTAGAACTTCCAATTTGACATTCAACACAGTAAATGCCATAGCAACCACAGCTAATTCTGCTAACTCCATCTTCTATGACCGCAGAGTCCATGATGAGCAGTTTTATAAGAATTCGTTAAGTATTCTTACAGACTACAAAAAGGCTCGTGGTGTTGGAAGTACAGGTCAAACAGAAGACTTTTTAATTAAAAATTATATTGGCTCAAGTAAACTATTATCTAGGATAGGTTGAATAAATAGAAAATGGCAATAGGAATAACCACAACCGTAAGAGAATATCGTGACTTGGATTTGAATTTTAAGATTCATCCAATCAGGAAAGATATCAATAAACATACTGCTGAGATGGCGGTAATCAATTCCATTAAGAATTTGGTACTGACTCAGCATTATGAAGTGCCTTTTCAACCAGAAATTGGTTGTAATATCCAAAAGTTACTATTTGAACCTTTGGATCCAGTATCGGCAACTCTCATTCAACGTGAGATAACGCAAACAATTCAAAACTTTGAGCCTAGAGTTAGTGTCTCAAAGGTACAAGTATTTCCAGATTATGATAAGAATGGTTTTAGGATTGCGATGGAATTTTTCATTGTCAACAGAACCGAACCAGTAACAATACAATTTTTCTTAGAACGAGTACGATAAATGGCACAAAATCGTTTACAGGTAACAGACCTTGATTTCGATACAATCAAGACCAACCTAAAATCATTCCTAAAACAACAAACTGAATTCCAAGATTATGATTTTGAGGGTTCTGGTTTAAATGTTTTGGTTAATCTTTTAGCTTACAACACACACTATAATGCCTACTATCTAAACATGGTTGCCAACGAGGCATTCTTAGATACTGCCTTGTTGCGTGATTCTGTGGTTTCTCATGCCAAGACATTAGGCTATGTGCCTTATTCTAAAACTGCACCTACAGCAACTATCAACCTAACAATCAATAGTGGTAACACAACATTGGATACATTAACTATTCCAAAGGGATATGTTTTTAATTCTAAGTTGGTAGATAAACGTATTTTTGGTTTTGTGGTTATGAATGGCGTTACTGTCACAAAATCTGACACCAGTTATTACTTTGAGAATTTAGAAATCAAAGAAGGCCAGTTATTGAATTACACTTTCAATTATGATGAGAGTGCTAATCCAAAGTCAATATTTACTTTGCCTGATATGGACATTGATACATCCACAATTACTGTATTGGTAAATCCATCCACAAGTAATACATCAACCACAGTTTATAACAAAGTAACAGATATTTTAGATGTTGGTGCTGACTCTGCCGTATTCTATTTGCAAGAATCTAAAGGCGGAAAATATCAAATCTATTTTGGTAATGGAACTGTTGGTCGTAAGATTGAAGATGGTTCTGTAATTTCAGTTGGCTATTTGTCAACAAACGGCACGTTAGCCAACAAGGTTGATGGTTTCGGAATGTCTTCTGCCATTGGCCCTTACAGTACCGGTGTAATTCAAGTTGTTTCTGTTGCAGCTGGTGGCTCAGATAGAGAAACAGTTGATGAAATTAAATCAGCATCACCAGTTCAATTTGCCACGCAGAATCGTTTGGTCACCAAAGTTGACTATGAGTCTTACATTAAGAAAAATTATCCAAGTATTGATTCACTATCAGTATGGGGTGGTGAAGATGAAATTCCACCAATCTATGGTAAAGTATTGATTTCTTTGAAACCAAAAGAAAACTACTATATCACAGAAACAGAAAAAACAAGAATTATCGATGAGATTATTAAACCAAAGGCCATCGTTTCAGTTAGTGCTGAAATTCGTGACCCTGAGTATTTGTATTTGATTCTAAACTCGGTTGTGAAATATGATGATAGAAAAACAACTCTTAATGAGAATACATTAAGAACTTCAATCAGGAACGCAATCATTGGTTACAAAAATACTTACCTTAATAAATTTAATAGTATTTTCGCTCTCTCGAAATTACAAGACGAAATTGACCGTGTTAGCTTTAATGGTATCATTGGTTCAGAAACGATTGTCCGCTTACAGAAAAGATTTCAACCAGAAGTAGGAACAACGTCTAATTATACTATTAATTTTGGTGTGCCATTACATCGTGGCACAATCACAAACAGAATGACCTCATCGGAGTTTACTACAGTTGATAGTAGTGGTGTTAGTCGTACTGCTGTCATTGAGGAAATTCCACAATCTTCAACAGGCATTTCTTCTATCGAAATCTCAAACGCAGGCTATGGTTTTCAAACTGTGCCAACGGTAACAATTACTGGAGATGGCGTAGGCGCAACAGCTGTGGCCGTAATCCAAAATGGTAGAATTGCAGAAATTAAAATGACAAACCGTGGCGTTGACTATAGCCGTGCGGTTGTTACAATCACGGCCGGCGGTGGTTATAACGCTGCTGCAGCGGCTGTGATTGACACAAAAGTTGGAACAATTAGAACAATCTATTACGATAGTACCGCCAATAGACAAGTTATAAATCCAAGTGTGGGTACAATCAATTACTCCACTGGTGTTATCACTATTAACGATTTGAAAATTCTAGCAGTTGCTACTTCAGATGGTTTAATTCGTTTGAGTTTAGAATCTGAATCAGGTATTATCGAATCTATTAGAAACACTATCATTACAATTGATGAGACCGACCCAGCAGCAGTTGCTACGCAATTATTAAAAGTTAATTCGTAATGTCAGATTTTAAAAATTCAATTCTTGTAAATCAACAAGTTCCTGAGTATGTTCGGGAAGAATATCCATTATTCGTAAACTTTTTAGAAGCTTACTATGAGTTCCTTGAAACTAAACAAGGTACTCAACAAAATGATTTGGTGACTCAGGCTAAAAGCCTAAGATATGTTTCTGACGTAGATGACTCAATTGATGCGTTTGGAGAAAGTTTCGTATCAAACTTTGCAACGCTTTTGCCACAAGCAGAACAAATTGATAAGGCATTTTTAATTAAGAATGTTTTGCCATTGTACCTTTCAAGAGGTAGTGAAAAGTCTTTCAGTCTATTATTCAAAATCTTATATGGTGAAGAAGTCCAATTTACTTTACCAAAAGACAATATTCTTAGAGCTTCGGTTGGTGATTGGGATGTTGAAAATGTACTTAGAATTGATATTGATGTTTATTTAACATTTGTTGATGACGTAGAAACAACCACATTTTACTTAGCACAACAGGCACTTATAACTGACATTCGTGTATATGAAAATGGTGTTTTGTTGAATAGTGGATATGCTGTACGTAAAGAAACTAAAAAATTAATCTTTTATACTGCACCATCTGTAGGAACAGTTGTCAAAGTATATTATCCAAGTTTTGACTTTGACGCATTTAATTCCAGAAGAATTATTGGTACAACATCTGGTGCCAGTGCAATTGTTGAACGTGCCGCACCAAGATTGATTACACAACAAACAGCCATTGAATTATACATCAATACCAAGAATTTAGATGGCACATTCCTAAATGCTGAAGAAATTACCTGTGAGATTATTGGTGATGATGGAACAACATTAATCACCATTGGTTCTAACACCATCTCTACTGTTAACCTAATCAATGTTATCAATGGTGGCGCAAGTTACAATATTGGCGACCAAGTTCCAATTAATGGTGGCGGTTTTACAACCAGAGCAGAAGCTATAGTTAATTCTATTTCAACAGGTTTTGTGGACGCAATGAATGTCCGTTTTGGTGGTGCAGGATTCCAATCAGGTGATGATTTTAAAGGATTTGGTCCAAGTGGTACAGTTGTTACTGGTGCGATTAATACGGTTGACACAAGCGGTACACTTAGTCCAAACACATTCACTTTGTTTACTGATGTTATCTCTACGTATTCTAGTATATTAATTTCAAATACAAACTACGGATTTCCAGCTAATGTAATTCCAACTGGTGAAAATGCAAGTACAAGAATTGTTGATGCGTTGTCCAGAACAACATTGACCTCATTAGGTCCAATCACCAATGTATCCATTCTTTCATCAAATTCTTCAAGTAATAATATAACATATAATGCTAACAGTCCTTTGGCTATTGCTAACACAAACGTTAGATTAAAAGACTTTGGTTCTTTAGGTAGGATCAGAATTAATGCTGGCGGTCAAGGTTATAAAAAAGGCGATGAAGTTGTCTTTGGTGTAAACCCACCATCAACAACAGGTGCAGGTGCTGCAGCTGCGGTAACTAATGTCAGTTCAACGGGTGCAATTACTAGGATTGAATTTGGTCCTTCCAGAATTCCAGGTACCGCAAACGCATCATCTGGTGGTATTATAGTTACTGGCACTGGAACAAACTTCACATCTGATTTGTTCGTTGGTGACCAGATTATGATTAATTTGGAAGCTCGTTACATTAACAGTATTACATCAACAACATCGTTCAATGTCAATGTAGCATTTACTAAAACATCCACATTCGCAAAAGTTGGTGTATATGACCGAGATTTAATTGGTGGCCAAGGTTACGTACAAGACAATTTCCCATCTATTACCATTTCTTCTGCAAACACATCAGCAGTAAATGCTAATGTGCAGATTGTTTCTATTATGGGCGACTCAGAGTTTATTAGTGGTAACACATCTACAGTTGTTGGCCAGATTCAATCAATTCGTGTGACTGACACCGGTTCGGGATATGAGTTCTTGCCTGCGGTTGATTTATCACAGTCTGGAGATGGAACTGCGACTGCTGAGGCTGTGATTGAAAGGTCTTATGTTTCATTCCCAGGTAAATGGAATAGTTCAGAAGGTATTCTGTCCTCATTGGATAGAAAACTTGAAGGTCTAAATTACTACATGGACTTTGTCTATGTGACATCCGTACAAGTTGAATTCTCCAAATATAAAGATATCTTAAAAGGATTGTTACATCCAGCTGGTTTCAAACAGTATGCTGAGTATCCAATCAACAAGGTTATTGACACAAACGTTAGTATATCCTCAAGTAAAGTTACTTCAGTTTCTGGCACAGTCAATGTCAATAGTTCTATCCACGTAACGGGCACTTTGACCAAATTTGTTACGGCCAACAGTCGTGGCATCCTAACAGTTGGTTCAAACATTTCTGTAAATAACCAAATCAGAACAGTTAATGCTATTACAAGTAATACATCTTTAACTGTATCCAGTGCATTTACAACCAATGCCAACACACAATCTTTGATAATTGTAACATAAATATAGTTCATGGCAACAAATTACACATCAAAAAAACTACCTTTGAATAGTGCTGAGAGGTTTAAAAACTCTTTTAGCGATACTAATCCATCAATTGAATACGTCTTCATTGGTGGCCACTTGGCATATGCTAATGAGGCATCTCCAAATTCAATCGTAGAAACCATCTCAAATGAAAAAACAGTTTGGGACAATATGTTTGCAGCTAAAAAGATTACTGCAAATGACGTAGAACATGTCATTCCAAGAGTTAATTGGACGGCAAATACAAAGTACCGCCAATATGACGATACTATCGATTTGGGAGATTTGATTACATCTAATGTAAGTCAGAATCTAAAGCCAATGTATGTTATTACCACGGCTAAGAATGTTTACAAGTGCCTGTCTAATAATTCAACGGCTAACTCCACAATTGAACCAACAGGTGATTACACCACTTCAAATGGTGTTATTTCAACTGCCGACAGTTATATTTGGAAGTACATGTTTAATGTGCGTTCTTCCAATAAGTTTTTAACTAACGATTGGATTCCAACACCAACAAGGTCTGAAACTGCAAGCACATTGTCTGACTATAGTTTAGATGATACAGGTGTGGTTGCTGGCGAGGTAACAACCGTGGTTATTCAAACTGGCGGTACAGGTTACTATCATAACGTTATTACTTGTTCTGCTTTTGGAACAGGTTGCACAATTCTAACATTGGCCAATACAACTAATGTTTCTGCTAACATGTCTGTTGCGGGAACAGGTATTCCAGTTGGTGCATTTATCTCCAACTTAGATTCACCAAACAATAAGATTACATTGTCTTCTGCCACTACGGCTAATGGCGGTGGTGCCGCATCAGCAAACAATTTGTCTATCTCTACAAGAATTTACTTTGACGGAGATGGCACTTTGGCAGCTGCATCAGCAACTGTCTCTAATGGTGCAATCAATAAGATTACAGTAACTACGATTGGTGCTGGTTATACTTATGCTAACGCCATCATCTTTGGTTCTGGAACTAATGCAACTGCTCGTTGTATCATTGCACCAAAATATGGCCATGCAAAAAATCCAATTAAAGATTTGCTTGCTACAAACGTAATGGTTGCAAGCAAGATTGGTGAAGTTGATTCTACAGAAAGTGGTTTAATTTCTGTTGATACTTCATTCAGACAAATCGGCCTGCTAAGAAACCCACATAAATATGGCGTTACATCGGCAGCAAACAATTCTACAGCTAATGCTGTTATTTCACAGGCGAGAACTATTACATTGACTGCGGGTTCATCATATTCTCTTAATGAATATGTTTACCAAGGTGCTTCAGTAAATACAGCAACAGCATATGGTTATGTTTATTCTCAGACCTCTACATCAGTTAAATTGACAAGAACACAAGGAACATTTGTGGTTGGTGCTTCTTTAACTGGAACAACTTCAGGTGTATCGAGAACAATCGTTTCACAAACAAATCCAGAATTCGAACCCTATTCTGGTGACATTCTCTATGTTGAGAATGCGGCCAAAACTGATAGAGCAGATGGCCAAGCAGAAAATATTAAATTTGTAATACAGTTTTAAAGGCAATTTATGGCGCAGAACTACAATGTTAATCCCTACTATGACGACTACGATGAAACCAAACAGTTTTATCGTATCTTGTTTAGACCAGGTCGTGCAGTCCAGGCTCGTGAATTAACACAGTTACAAACATCACTACAAAAACAAATTGAGCGTTTTGGCCAAAGCATCTATAAAGAAGGTTCAATCGTTGTTCCTGGTGGTCAAGCTGTTGATAATAAGTACAACTATGTTAAATTGACGGCATCATATGGTGCTAATACTTCTGACACTAAAATTTCTTCGTTGATTAATGGAACGATTAGAGGTTTAACTTCTAACGTAAAAGCTATTGTTGTTAATTCTATCAGTTCAACATCTGGTGGTGACCCATCAACCATTTACGTAAAATATACAGCATCACAACCATATTCTGGTGGTTCTAACACAGTCTTTCAGGCTGGTGAGTTAATTACCACACAATCAGGCAATGTGACATTACAAGTTGCAGCTACTACTCCAACTGGTGTAGCTACTGCGTTTTCTGTATCATCTGGTGTTGTATTCACTAAAGGTGTGTTTGCTTATTTTGATAGTCAAACTTTAATTGCAGAAAAATATGCTTTGGCCAATAATACTATCATTGGTTTCCAAGTAACAGAATCAACTGCTACATCTGCACAATACACTTCATTACTCGACCCAGCTGTTGGTGCAAGTAACTATATTGCCCCTGGCGCTGACCGTTATAAGATTGCATTGGACTTGGCTACACGTCCTGTCACATTTAATGCTAACGATGACCCTAACTTCATTGAATTGATTAAAATTGAAAATGGTGAAGTCATTTCTCAGAACTTGGATCCACGATACAGTATCTTGGGTGACACATTTGCTAGAAGAACATATGATGAATCTGGCAACTACATTGTAAAACCTTACACATTGAATATCATTAACCACTTGAAGACCAGTAATGTCTCAAGTAATGGTTACTATGAGGCTGCTAATGGTGGTGATGATAACAAGTTAATGACTATCATTCAGCCAGGAAAAGCATATGTTCGTGGTTATGAAGTTGAGAACATTCGAACAAAATATACTATTGGAAATAAAGCTAGAGATTATGCTAACGTAAATAATGGTGTAGTTAGCACAACAATTGGTAATTATATTTACGTCACTGGTTTGAGTTCAATTCCCGATTTGTCGTTGTTGCCATCTGTGTCATTCTATGACCGATATACTGTGACTGCTGGTTCTCCTAGTGGTACTTCTATCGGTACTGGTAAAATTAGAGCCATGGAATTTAGTTCTGGAACAGCAGGCACTACAACTGCAATTTACAAGTGCTGGTTGTTTGATGTTTCTATGACGCCTGGTTATGTCTTTGAACGTGATGTTAAACAGTTATTTGTTGATAATGCTGGTTACGTAGATTTTACTGCTAACATTTCACCAACACAAATTGCACTATCTGGTTCTGTTTCAACAACAAACGGAAGTAATGTAATTACCGGTGCTGCTACATTGTTCTCTAATGAAATAACAGCTGGCGACTATATTTCAATTAACAGTTTATCTTATAGAATTACATCTGTTACTAATGCGGTTAGTTTGCTTGTAGCTACAGCGCCAACAGCAAATCAAAGTGGTTTAATTGCTTACTATGATACAGCTGCATATAATGACACACAATACTTGGCGCATTTGTTTGAGTTGCCATATTCAACAATTAAAACAGTTGACCCAACAAACTTAGAAACTTCTTATGGCGTTAAACGTTCATATGCAAGAACATTGTCTTCAAATACAGTAACAATTTCAGCTGGTACTGATGAGACATTTGACAGTATTGCTACATCTTCTTACATCTTAGTTGTTAAGAGTGGTACAAACGCTGGTCAGTATTTGAATCCAACAACTTTTGTGACACGAGCAGTTGGCGGCACTTCTGTTACTATTAACCTTGCTGCTTTGTCAAACTCGCCTGCCAATGTATCAGCCTATGCTACTGCTGACGTGGCACTTGTTGGCAAACTTACAAAGACAAATACTGCGGCAGACAAGAAAACTAAAACTTTGGTGTCTGGTGCCACAATTGATTATACCGATGCCAATACTGCTCAGGCAACTGTCGTGTCTTTAGGTAAGGCTGACGTCTATAAACTAACATCTGTAATGATGTCTCCAGATGCGTTTGGAACTGCGTTTAACACGACTGGAGACGTTGACATTACTGACAGATATGAATTAGACAATGGCCAAAAATTAACGTATTATGGCCTTGGCAAAGTTAGACTGAAAGCTGGTTCACCAAAACCGACTAACCCAATTCGTATTACCTTTGATTACTTTACCCATGGTTCTGGTGATTACTTCTCGGTAAACTCATATACTGGAATTGCCTACAAAGATATTCCTACATTTACCGATAATAGAAAAACTTACCAACTAAGAGATTGCTTGGACTTCAGACCAAGAATCAATGATGCTGGCACAGGATTCACTGGAGCTGGTGCTGTTGTAAACGACTTCATTGATCCATCTAGCGATGTTCTAACTGATTATTCTTATTACTTGCCAAGAACTGATAAGATTGTCCTCGATAAGAATGGCATATTTTCTATTGTTGAAGGTATTAGTTCTTTAAATCCTAAAGAGCCAAATGTGTCTGATGATACAATGCCTTTGTTTGTAATTAAACAAAAACCATATGTGTTTGATATTACTTCTGATATTGAAGTAACAACTATCGATAATCGTAGGTACACAATGCGTGACATTGGTCGTATCGAAAACCGTGTTAAAAATTTGGAATATTACACAACATTGAATTTGTTGGAGAAAGACACACAATCTTTACAAATTCAAGATTCAAATGGTTTTGACCGATTCAAAAATGGTTTTGTTGTAGATAACTTTGCTGGCCATGGTGTTGGTGATGTTTATAACCGTGACTATGGTGTTTCTATTGATTACACTAAGAAAGAATTGAGACCTCTTTCCAAAACACAATTTGTTCCGTTGCAAGAAATTAATTTAACAACACCAGCAAGAACTGCAAACAATTATGTTTTAACAAACGATTTGATTACTTTGCCATATACTGACGTTTCATACATTAAAAATGAAAAGGCAAGTAAGACAGAAAACATTAACCCATTTAGTGTTATCACATGGACTGGTTCTATCAAGTTGGATCCACCATCAGATATCTGGTTTAGTGAAGAAGAATTGCCGATGGTTGCTAAAAATGAAAATGGCAACTATGACCAATTCGGTGCTACCTCACAATCTAAGGGTACATATAATGCAGTTTGGGGTAATTGGAGAACCAACTATTACGGCAGCCAAAGAACAGACGATAGGACAGGTCTTGACTATGCTGTTTCAGAAGGACAAGATACTAAAACAAACAATGATTTGGTAACAAATTCTGCTCTTGTTCCAAAAATGCGCTCAGTAAAAATTACATTTACTGCTGAAGGAATGAAACCTAAGACAAGAGTTAATATATTCTTCGATAACATCAATGTTACAAACTATTGTAATAGCATCAATACAAATCCTATTGGCGCTAACTCTGCATTGGCCGCTGCAGCTACTGCAAACTCACAAAACTTGATTACTGATGAAACAGGTAAACTTACAGGTGAGTTTCACTACTTAGCTAATTTGTTTAACTTGCCAACTGGTGAATCAACGTTTGTCGTAACAGATTCTACAGCTGGTGGTACTGACTTTGAAACTTTTGCTGTTGCAAAATTTAACTCAAATGGCCAGTTGATTAAGAAACCGATTCCAGCTGCACAAGTTATTTTGGAACCACCTCCAACTTATGTTGCATCGGCATATGTTGCTGAATATGTTGAACCAGATCCTGCTCCAGCTCCTGTGCCGCCAACGCCAGATTATCTGGATGTGACTTATCGTTACGCCTTTGGCCGCAATCCTGCACCTAATGAAAAACAATATTGGTATGATTCTTTTTCTAAGCAAGTTACCAACAAAGGTTATGCAAGTATTAATGCTTTGATTAGCGCTTCTAGTGTTGCTGGTGGCGCTTTTGTTGACGTTGGTGCAATTTCTCCTGACTTAATTACAGTTGGCGATTATAATACAGCAGCTGCTGATTTGTATGCACTTACGAAACAAATTACTGATGCAGGTATTAGGAATAATGAACAAGGCAGAAATGGTGTTAACGGAATTACGGAAATCCATTTAAACAATGGCGGAACAAAAGAAGTAGCTTCTGATTTTACAGCTAAACAAATTACATATGCAATTGCAGCTATAAACGGTGCTGTACCTAACGCAACTAATACAAGTAATTATTGGAAAGGTGATGCTCAGTCAGCTGTACTTACAACAGTTAAGGCAGAGCCCACTGCTGGTTATTCTTATGGTGCAAATTGTTTGTCTGCTGGTGGCATGGACCCATTAGCGCAATCATTCTTTATCAATACACCAATCTACTTGTCTAAACTTGATGTTTACTTCTCAAGTAAAGATGATACTATTCCAATGCGTGTTCAAATTCGCAAAATGGAAAACGGTGTTCCTGGTTCGTTTATTTTGCCATCATCTGAAGTTGTTGTTTATCCTTCTAATATTAATACATCAACTGACGGAAGCACAGCAACATCAATCAGTTTTGAAAGTCCAGTATTCTTAGATTCTGGTGAATATGCCTTCGTTCTATTGTCTGATTCTATTAACTACAGAGTTTGGATTGCACAAGTTGGTGAATATGACATTTTAACTAATGCATTTATTTCTGAACAACCATATATTGGTGTATTGTTCAAATCACAAAATGCTTCAACGTGGCAGGCTGACCAATTTCAAGATATGAAGTTTAATTTGTATCGTGCTGAATTTAATACATCTGTAACTGGTGTTGTTGAGTTTAATGTTGATGATGGATATTATGACGGAATCTCTTTGGGTATTGACCCATTTGAGGTTTACGCAAACTCAAATATCATGCGTGTGATTCATCCAGCACATGGCCAAGTTACAGGTTCTTCAATCAAACTTAATGGTTTCCCATTAAATGGTAATCTGATTAATTCATCTGCTAACTCTAAGTTCTTTGGTATCAATGTAAGTTCGTTGAATTCTCAAACATTCACAATTGATAATGTAACATTAGATTCATACACAATCACATTGCCATCTAATGTGTCGAATGCTATTACGCAAACAACACGTACTGGTGGTGCTAGCATTCAAGTTACATCAGACTTTGCATATGACACTTACTATCCTGTAATCTCTGCCGTTGTGCCATCCGGTACAACATTGGTTAATAAGATTAAGACGACCAGCTCATCCACATATGCCGTTGATTCTGCATTCACTACAATTGCATTAGATGATGTAAACTTTAATTCTACTAAGACATTGGCAAGTAATGTGAATAAACAAGTTGCAATGAGCAACACTAATCCGTTTATTCATAGAATTGAGTTCTCAACGTCTTCTAGCTTGGTTTCACCAGTAATTGACACTAAACAAATTGGTGGTGTGTTTGCTCGTAACTTGATTAACAACCCAACTTACAGCACACAAAATAAAATCTCTGCAAATGATATTGTTACTATTGCTAATGCTAATAACATTATCTTTACTCAAGTGTCTGGTGCTCAAGGCCTGATTACACTATCTGGTTCACAAGACAAGATTAATGCTACATCAATTATTAAGGGTACATACATTAATGTTACCGCTAATAACGGTGTAAATGCTGGTCAATACCGAGTGATTGATGTTACAAACGCTGGTGCAAATATTTCTGTGTATAATGTAAGCACACAAAACGTATCCACAAATGCAACTGCAACATACACTATCACAAATGGTAGAAATTTCATTGCAGAAGAAGCCGCATATGATGGATCAGCCTACTCTAAATACATTACAAGAGAAATCGACTTTACTAACCCATCTACTGCGTTTAAGTTCTACGTAGATGTGGCCAAACCAACAAACGCTAATATCAAGTTCTATTACAAGATTAGTGAAGTTGGCGATACAGTTGATTTGAGAGAAAAAGAATATACTGAAGTTACCGGTGTAACTGTTCAAGATTATCTTGGTGGTGAATTTAATGAAGTAGAAAAATTGGTAGAAAACCTTCCACAGTTTGATGCAATCGTATTTAAGATTGTATTCTTGTCTGATGATAGTTCTCAGATACCAAAATGTAAAAACCTACGTTTAGTTGCATTGGCATAATATGGAATACAAAGTAGAAGGCCACCCTGACCTGGTCAGGGATTCTAAAAGCAAAGCGATTATTAATATCAATCGTGGTGCTATGATGGAACATAAGTATAAAAAAGATATGAAAACAACTGTCGAATCCTTATCTGATGAAATAGCATCAATAAAAGATGAATTCAGAGAAATCAAAGCTCTGTTACAACAGATTGCGTCTAAAGGACAATAATGGCAATTAATCAACTAACCACGGCAAATACATTCCAACAATGGTTGGGTGCTTCACAGTCTTTAATCACTACGACCAACAACTTAACAGATGGTGGTAACTCAGCAACATTCTATGCCAACACAAATGTGACAGTTGGTGGCAATTTAAATGTTACAAAACTTACAGGTTCTGCTAATACAGCAATTTACGCCAACATTGCTAATGCGGCAACAGTATCAACTGGCGACAGTCTTGCCTTTGCAATAGCATTAGGCTAATATAAATACGGCATTAAGGATATCAAAACATGGCCAATTCTTTTAAAAATTATCACGTTAAAAATGCAAACACAGCTGCACAGACTATATTTACTGCTGGCGCTGGTGTTCAAGCAACAGTCATTGGCATGAGTATTGCTAATATGACTACAGCACCAATTAGCGCTAACGTATTCATTACAGTTAGTGGCACAGACTATTTTATGGTTAAAGAAGCAACCATTGCAGTTGGTGGTGCTTTAGTTCCAATTGGTGGAGACCAAAAATTGGTACTAGAAGCAACTGATGCAATCAAAGTTTCAGCAACTGCCAACGCAGACGTTATTTTATCGGTGCTGGAGATTAGTTAATGTATATCGGTAATACACCATCCACATCAGCTTTCATATCATTGACCGAAAGGTTTAATGGTGATAATACGACAACGGCTTTTACATTATCACGAACAGTTTATGCTACTGGTGATATTGAAGTTATCGTTAACAATGTCCAACAAGACCCATTTACGGCTTATACTGTAAGTGGAACAACACTTACGTTTGACGGTGCTCCATCGTCCGGCACTGGTAACATTATTGTCACATATAGAAACAGTATCATAAGTAAATTTGTACCTAGTGATGGTACAGTTGTAACAGCATCTATTGCCGATGGTGCAATCACTGGTGCCAAAATTGCAGCCTATACGATTCCATCTTCCGATTTAAGTAATACTGGTGTGACATTCGGTTCTTATGGTGGCGCAACACAGATTCCAGTTGTTACAGTTGGCATAGATGGTCGTGTGACCTATGCAGCCAATGTAGCGTTTAGTGCGGTACCAACATACTCAAGTGGACCATTTGCGGTTGGTAACACATCTGGTGCAATTGCCAATACTTCATTAGATGTATATGGTGGTGTTGCTATGAACGTAGTAACATTGGCAACTTCAAGTAATACGATTAACGTAGCACTTGCAAATTACTTTGTTGTAAATCCAGCAGGAACAACAGCATTTGTATTCACTGGTGC